AGATGTTATAGAAAAGCAGGTTGCCCGCTACAGAGAAGAAGGTTTTATAAGCAACAGCTTAACCGAGGGGCCGGTTATCCTAAGACGGCACACATCGGAGGTTGCGAGGTTTTGTGAGTTGGTATTTAGAGAGGTAGAAAAAGGTTCAAGGCGTGACCAGTTGGCAATAGATTATATTATCTGGAAAACAGGTATTAAGGTTGCAAGGTTCGAGGGTACCATTTTTAAGAACAAATATTTTAGAAAAGGCGCACACAAGAAAAGGGTAAATATAGATGGTAAACCGTATTAAACGAAGGGTAAACTATAACCCCTCACAGCCTTACAGAATTGACATAGGATGTAAGGATAAGAAAAAAGAAGGCTGTACACCACATTAATGGAGATAAGACAGATAACAAAATTGAGAACCTAATGTTGTTTAAAAACATAGCAGAGCATTCAAAATTTCATGCTTTGCAAAAAGTTTAAGGAGTAAGTAATGGACAAAAAAATAGAAGTTAGAGAAGATACGCAAAGGTGCATTTGCCAATTCAATTAAAAAAGATGATATAAAACTTCTTTTTAATCATGACCCAAATTATGTTTTGGGGCGCAACAAAAACGGCACACTGAAACTCGAAGAAGATGAGCATGGTTTAAAGATTGAAGCAACCCCACCCGAAACAAGTTTTGCTAAAGACTTAATGAGTTTAATGGAACGTGGCGATGTTGACCAAATGTCGTTTGGTTTCATTGTGAATGAAGATGAATGGGATACTGCTGACAGGGAAAACCCAATCAGGACACTTTTAGATGTCGAGTTGTTTGATACAAGTGTAGTGGTATATCCGGCATACAAACAGACATCGGTAAATGTGCGTACTACTGAAGATGTTTATAAAGAATACAAAGATAAAATCAACCAGCAAAGCCAGGAGGCTCGAAAGCTGGACGAGATAGAAGCCAGAACGCAGGAGCGTAAGGCGAAATTAAGAAAAGTAAAAACAGAGATTTACAAACGAGGTGTAAAACTATGAACGTGAAACTAAAAGAACTTGTCTCCGAAATGGAAGAACTCAATAAAATTGAGACTCTTTCAAAGGAGCAGGAAGAAAGATACCAGACTCTAGAGGGTGAAGTAACCGAGGTAGATGGAAGCTGAAAGGGCCAAAGATTCCAGGATTGGAAAGGTCGAGGAACTTAAGGCCGAGCTTGACAAGTCTATCGAAAAGCCAGTAAAGCCTGATGTGAGGACTGAAGATGAAGAAGTCTTGGCGAGTTTGTCAAAGCTGTAAGGTTTAATCCCAACGACCCCAGACTGCGCGAGAAAAGGGAGCAGTCTATGGATGTTGACGAAGAAGGCGGATTCCTTGTACCCGATGAGTTTATAAGGGATATAAGGCAGCTTGACCCTATGGAAAACATAGTAAGGCCGAGGGCTTCCGTTATACCCGCAGGTGCGATATCACCTGACGCAACCGTAACCATGCCCGCACTTGACCAGACTGCAACTGATGGTACTGGCATGTTTGGCGGTATGAGCTTTGTATGGGTTACTGAAGGTACCGGCAAGACCGAAACTGATACAGCATTTTTGGAAGTGTCCCTGGACCCCAAAGAGATAGCCGGTTATGTAACCGTAACTGACAAACTCTTAAGGAATGCTCCGCAGGTTGACGGACTTCTGAGGAAGCTTATGAGGGAAGGCATTAACAGTGCAGAGGAAGAGGAATTCCTGGCAGGCACCAATGCAGCCACAAGGCCCACCGGAATCATAAGCCATGCAAGCTGTGTAACTGTAAACAGGGCAACAGCCAATTCCATAAGCTATTCCGATATAGTGAACATGGTTGCTTCCAGGTATCCGAGGGGTAACTACGTATGGGTAGCAAGTGTATCTGCTATGGCTGAACTTATGCAGATGAAGAACTTTGAAGCAGCCGATAGTGATGGCCCTAATCTGGTATGGCAGCCTGACGCAAGAACTGGAATCTTAGGCTCTATGCTGGGATTCCCTGTACTGTTTAGTGACTGTGTTCCTGCACTTGGAACCAAGGGAGACCTGCTTCTTGCAAACTTTAGCTACTACCTGATAAAAGACGGTTATGGTATAGCCTTAGACGCTTCAAAGCATGTCGAGTTTAAGTCTAACAAGACCTTAATCAAGGCATTTTGGAACGTAGATGGTAAGCCGTGGTTGACACAGCCGCTGACCTTAAGGGATGGCTCAACTGAAGTCAGTCCGTTTGTTGTTTTAGACGTGCGCTTTTATAGTTTCCCTGCTTTTTATTTGAGGTGATAACTTGAAATTCAGAGTAAAAAATCAATTCTACTACAAGGATAAGCTGGTAAATCCCGGTGATGTTATAGAGGTTAAGGCCGGACAGGTTCAGGAACTTAAATCTAAAAACGTTCTGGACGAGCCTATTGTCAAGACCAAGAGGACGGCTACCAGAAAACCCAAAGAGACGAGGAAGAAATGAACCTTAAGCTAATAACAGCTCCTACATCTGAACCCATAACGCTGGAAGATACCAAGCTACATTTGAGGGTAGATATTGATGATGATGACAATTTAATATCAAACCTTATAACCTCTGCCCGGCAGTACGTGGAAAGCTTTACCCGCAGGACCATAGCTTCTACGACATATGAGCTGGCACTTGATGACTTTCCGGCTGGCGATGATGAGGAGATAATACTCCCCAAACCACCGCTTGAGAGTGTAACGAGTGTCAAATATACGGATTCAGACGGGGACGAGACCACATGGGACAGCTCAAAGTACATAGTTATTGAGAGCATCCCTGCAATCATAATCCCTGCCTATACGGAAAGCTGGCCGTCTTTTACCCCGTATCCGAGGGAAGCGGTAAAGGTGAAGTATGTTGCCGGATATAAATTCGGTGGAGATGACCACCTTGTAATCCCGGAGCCTATAAAGCAGGCTATGTTGCTTATCATAACGGATCATTATGAAAACAGGGGTCAGCTATTACAGCGGGGGCATATACCAAAGTCCATACCCATAGCGGTAGAGAGTCTCCTGTATCCATACAAGGTTTTTGGGTGGTAATAATGGTAGAAGCAGGACGATTAAGACACAGGATAACATTCCAGGAAGCTACCGAGACCTATAACGATGTAGGGGAACCCATTACAACATGGTCTGATGTCAAGACCGTATGGGCTGAAGTAAAGCCGATAAAGGGTCAGGAGTATTGGGCGAGTCAGCAGGTCAATGCTGAAGTAACCCACAGGGTGACAGTCAGGTATATGGACGGCCTTGATTCCCTTATGCGGATTAAATTCGGGGACAGGTATTTTTCTATTGAGCCTCCGATAAATCCTGATGAAAGGAATATAGACCTCCACATGCTTTGCAAGGAGAACGTATGATTTCTGAAATGAAAATAACAGGCGTAAATGAGATAAAGCTAAATCTTGACAGGCTGGATAAAAGCGTAATTGAAGATGTGCAGAAGGCTTTAACCGACGGTGCTGACATAGTGACTAAAAGGACAAGGGATAAGATACGGTCCAACTTTAAGACAAAGACGGGCAATCTGGCAGACTCACCCATAACAAGGTCCATGCCCCAGAAACTAGGATGGGCTTTAGTATCAATATCTGCAATAGACAGGAAGAAAGCACCACATGCACATCTGCATGAATACGGAACAAGCCGTATGCCTGCAAGGCCATTTCAGAGGCCGGCATTTGACCAGTCTAAAAGTGAGATAGGAAAGCTTATCGATAATGCCTTATCAGGAGCAGTCAGGAGGCACGCATGATAGAGGAATCACTACGGGCAAAAGTGCTGGCAGATACAGATGTTACCGACGATATAGGGCAGAGGTTATACATATTAAAACTACCCCAAAGTCCTACGCTTCCGGCGGTGACTTACTTTAAAGTCTCAAACCCCAGACACCATGATATAGACGTGGCTATGCCCAGATACCAGTTTGATATATGGGCTGAAAGCTACATAACAGCAAGGGGCGTTGCAGACAATATACGTAAGGCACTGCAAAGGGAAAGTGGA